TGGCGGTATGCTCTTATATCCCTTTGCTGTAGTACTTGCGGTAGCTCTGGGTCTCTTAGAAGCAGCTAGAGTGTTAGGCAGTATGGCATCTGTGTACTTCGTATCTGTAGCAGCTATCGTAGCAGCGTTCTATGGTGGACAGGCTTATAGCAAACAGAAGAGTGAAGACAAGAATGTCACAAAAACCAAAGGATAGCAGACTAGCTCGTGCTGGTGTCAGTGGCTACAACAAGCCTAAGCGTACCCCTGGCCACCCGAAGAAGTCACACGTGGTTGTAGCCAAGGAAGGCGATACCATTAAGACTATCAGGTTTGGTGAGCAGGGTGCTAAGACAGCTGGTAAGCCTAAGAGTGGTGAGTCTGATGCCATGAAGAAGAAACGTGCTAGCTTCAAAGCTAGACACGCTAAGAATATCAAGAAAGGTAAGCTATCTGCTGCTTACTGGAGTAATGTTACTAAATGGTGACTTGACTTAAGTGGTAAAGTGTGTATAACTATACTCAACAACCAAAGGAGTATGTTATGCACGTCACAAAAGGCGAAGACGGTAGATACTACAAGCCATGCCCTGAGTGTGGAGAGATGCAGAGTTATCTACGTAAGAACTACGCACAGGAGTCTTTGAGACTCAAGAAGACCTGCAAGTCTTGTTCTAATAAGAAGGTAGATAACTGTCATAGAGGCTGGCATAGGGGTATAAGACTGTCTTGGTTCAACAAGTTTAAGACAGGTGCTGAGACTAGGGGTCTGGATTGGGGTTTGTCACTAGACGACATAGCAGACCTTATGGAGTTACAGCAGAATAAGTGCGCTTTAACAGGCTGGTCTATAGAGTTTCCAGAGTCAGGTAGTCCTCAGCAGGCACCCGCTTCCATAGACAGAATAGACAGCGAGCTAGGTTACGTTAAAGGTAATGTACAGCTCTTAACAAGACAGGTAAACATGATGAAGCAGGCTTACACACAAGATGACTTTATAGCCGTTTGTAAAGCCGTAACAGCTAAGCATAGGAAGTAATACAAGATGATGGTAGGCATGAGCTTGATGCTAGGTGAAGTACCTGAAGTATCAAACGAGAATAAGAAGCGAGCAGAAGAGTACTGGATGTACGGTGCTGATGTTGCTGAGTTAGCTAATGCATGGGGTAAGCCTATTGCTATGGCTGAGCTTAAGACATGTGGTAACTGTGAGTACTTCGACAACCGTATGCAAACACTTAAGGCTCTAAATCTAGAATCTGGTATGGGTGCATGTACTAAGTTTAAGTTTGCTTGCAGTCAAGAGAAGTCCTGCCAAGGTTGGGACTCACCAGATAAACACATGATGGAAGAGGATGACTAAATGAACAAGGGCATGAAAGCTTTGAAGAAAGAAGCACCTGAAGTAGCTAAGAAGATGGGCTACATGAAGGGCGGCATGACCAAGAAGATGGGTTACGCTAAAGGTGGTATGGCTAGCTGTGGTGCGTCTAACCCTGCTGCACGTCCAGTCAAGAAGGCTAAGTAACAATGAAGTTTTACCACAAGTATAAGACAGCGCTTGAAGCTGCAGGTTACCGTGTTGATGAGCATGGCTACGTGTGGGATGCTATGGGTAACCAGGCTGCTGGTGAAGACAACTACGGTAACGTACAGAGTAAAGACCCTAACGTCACAGAGATTTGTCGTGTTGCTGAAGCTACACCTGCACCTAAGCCTGCAAAGAAAGCTAAGGCTCCTAAGCAGGTTGCAGTTGTAGAAGAAGAAGAGTAGAGCATGTCACTTTACAGCCAAGGCAAACCAGCACGTGTAGTAAGCAAGGGTGTTGTCTGTGATACAGATGGTGCTGTAGAAACGCTGTACACTTGTCCGTCTAACTGTCGGGCTGAGGTGTCTATGCTGTACTGTGTTAATGCTAATGGTACAACTACTGCCTTAGCTAAGTGGGTCAGGTTCAGTGACTCAGCAGAGTTCAGACTTATCGGTGGTAAAAACTTGGGTACAGGTGAGTTTGTTTTACTTACTGGTGCTACTCTAGTGTTAGAGCCAGGTGATAAGATTACGTGTGTTGCTACAGGGAATGCTACTCCTGATCTAGACTACATGTGTACAGTCACTGAGACGTTTATCCCTGTTGGGTAGCGCATATCGGGTATTCCGTCTTAGCAGTTCTAGTCTGTAACTTCTTGAGTATAACTATGTCCATAGCTAGCAATAGAGCTAGTGTCCTAACAAAGGATTTATGGACATGCCTACTAAACTTAAAGACTCGCTCATTCGTTTGTTTAACGCCTTCATTAAAGCTAGACAAGCATCTGCTGACCGTAAGATTGCTATGATGCACCTGAGCCACATGTCTGACAGAGAGCTACACGACATCGGTATTGGACGTAGCGACATCACTAGAGTAGTAATCGGAAAGTAACAATGATTAAGGTAAGCATATCAGCAGCCATACTTTTCGTGCTTGGTGCTTGCACTACCTCTAACCCCACTGTGGTGTTCCCTTCTTCCTGTGCTGAGAATGATGTTGTTTGTGAACGGAACTTAAATGCTAGAACATTGTCAGCTATCGGCTTTAAGGAAGCAGCTACACGTCTTATGTGTAAAGACATTGATGTTTCTGATGCTATGGGTGACGCCTGTCCTAGCGGGTGATGTTACTGGTGATTTCTCTAATGGTTATGACAACTCTACTGTAGACAGTAATAACACAGATGAGACAGTCACCAATAACTACAACGCCACAGGAGCAGGAAGCCCAGCGCCAGTTATGAGTGCAGTAGCTCCTACAATGATGGGAGGCGGTGGTAACGACTCCTGTTTGATACCCAAGTCTACAGGCATTCAAGTAGCTGTAGTAGGTTTATCAGGTGGTAGGATGGAGCAAGATGCTGCATGTAACCGCAGGAAGAATGCTAGACTTCTAGGCGCTCCACAGGCAGTAGGCGGCTTAGGATTACAAGTATCAGCTATTAGTGTCTTATGCCAAGACCCTTCAGTGTTTCGTAGTATGATGTTAGCTAATACACCCTGCCCTATTAATGACAGCAGGACAGGTAAGTTGCTTATGGGGAAAGCAGCTATTAACAAGTACAGAGACAGCCCAGCGCTTTACATTGTTGGGTATGAGGAACAGAAAGCCTTTTGGGATGCCCTGTTAAGGGTAGGAGAGGAAGACACGGATGAAGAACTTGTACAGGACAACACTCCTAAGCTTAGCCTTAGTGAGCGCTTCCGCAGCAGTAAACGCACAGGATTACGAACTAACGGGTCCACAGAAGATTGATGCACTGATTGCGTCTATTGGTGACATCCAAGCTCGTATCAGGACTAACGGTATAATGACTGTAGGTGCTGTAGGTTACGCATCTATTGGTGGCGTCATTAAGGATGACTCTCTTAACGAGGGTCTTATTACACCAGAAGAACTAGCGGCATACCTTAACGCTAAAGATATGGTTCTTAACCATGACTACGCAGTAGCTCAGACAGCAGAACAACTGTTTATGCAGGAACATGCAGCTGCTATGAATAACTTGAATGTCGCAGTAGACAACCTGACTATGGCTACATCTGTTATTATGACTGCTGTATCGGTAGCTGCTGTAGCTGCAGAGGCAGACACTAAGCCAGAGCAAGTACAGCTTCAAGCTATGCTTCAGACGGACGAGTACAGCCTAGACGCAGAAGAGACCAACACGTACAACGATGCAGTTGCTGCAGTAGAAGAGTACGCCCAGCAAGCTGGTGCTTTCATGGCTGCAGCTAATGATGACAGCCTAACTGCTACAGTAGACAACTACGCAGCACAGGGTAACTTTATTGTAGGCAGCTACACTGCTATCACCTACACCCAGTCTATTGATGAGTTCGTTATTGCTTGGGATGACTCAGGCTTCGGTACAGGCTTCCAGGGTTACCTCACAGCAGAGATGCGGACAGCTGAAGACATCTTTGGTGCAGGTGAATACATCAACGAATATGGCGGATACCCAACTCAGTAATGGATGTAGGTTTTAGCATAGGCGGATACAACATCAAGGGCTGGATGGTTGCTGTTGCACTTCCAGTTCTTTCTACCGTTGCAGGTGGTGTCTACTGGTCTTACGATACCTTGCAGCGCTTTTATGGTGTAGAGGAAGGTATTGCTGAGGTAGTCGAGAAATCAGCTTCCTTTGACAGCAAGGCTGCAGCTTTAGACAAGCGTATCACTACAGTAGACACTACCGCCCAGCGCACCTTAGCAGAAGCTACCAAGGCACTAGAGTCACGCATCCAAACGCTAGAACAAGCTATTGTGGATAACGATGTACGTGGCTTGAACCAGAAGCTAGCCTCTTTGTCTACAAACATGACACAGATTCTAGAGCAACAGAAGTTACTGCTTGACCTTCGTAGCCAAGTAGATAAAGCTACTACAGTCACTGATGGCTTAGGTGATACACTTGATACTCTAGAAACAGAGATTGACGATATCTGGAAAGCTTACGACTCACTTGTAGATAACCCACTTTAAGGTAGAACAATGGCACGACAACTGACAGAAAACCAACAGAAGTTCTTGGAAGTTCTCTTCGATGAGGCAGGCGGTGATGTCGTGCTAGCTAAGAAGCTTGCAGGTTACAGCGATAATACTCCTACTCGTTTGATTGTGGAAGCACTCAAGGATGAGATTAGTGATGCTACTCGTACACACTTTGCACGTTCAGCACCTAAAGCTGTCATGGCTCTTGTAGGCGCATTAAGCGATCCTACAGAGCTAGGCATTCGTGATAAGATGGCTGCAGCAAAAGACTTGCTTGATCGTGCAGGACTTGGTAAAGTAGACAAGGTAGACGTTTCATCTTCTAGTGGTGGGGTGTTTATCCTCCCATCCAAAGAAGGTAAGAACGAGTAGTAATGAATAGAGAATCTTTAGGGTACTGGCAACTGCCAAGGCCACATAAAGGTGAAGAAAAGCAATGGCACGTCATAGTTCGCACAGCTAGACAAGTACCTTTTGGTTACAGAATACACCCTGACAACGATAAACTACTAGAACCCATCCCTATTGAGCTTGAGGCATTAGAGCTTGCAAAGCGACACCTAAAGCAGTATGGTTACAGAGAAGTTGCTATCTGGCTAACAAAGCAGACGGGGCGCTACATCTCACACATGGGTTTAAAGAAGAGGGTAGACATTGAGCGAAGACGTAAGAAAACAGCTAGAATTAAGCGCAAGCTTGCCCAGCGGCTCGAAGAAACGCTCCAAGAGATCAAGAAGCTCGAAGAAGAAAGTATCGGAGCCTACAGAATCATTACCCCCACAGAAGAGTGAGCCTGTAGTAGAGCCAGTATACGCTCAAGTAAAACCTGCAGACCTTGATGTAGAGGCTGCTCAAGAGGTTGTATTCAAGCCCAATCCAGGGCCACAGACAAGCTTCCTTAGTGCATCTGAAAGGGAAGTATTGTATGGGGGTGCAGCAGGCGGCGGTAAATCTTATGCTATGCTTGCTGACCCCCTTCACGGTTTAGGTAGTCCTAACTTTAGTGGGCTGCTTGTACGACACACTACAGAAGAACTACGTGAACTAATTCAGAAGAGCCAAGAGCTTTACCCGAAAGCTATACCTGGCATCAAGTGGTCAGAGCGTAAGTCACAGTGGATTACTCCACAAGGCGGCAGACTCTGGATGTCGTACCTAGACAAGGACATGGACGTTACACGCTATCAAGGTCAAGCGTTTAACTGGATTGGCTTTGACGAACTTACTCAGTGGCCTACACCCTATGCGTGGGACTACATGCGTTCACGACTACGTAGTGCAAACAGTAAGGACTTAGGTCTATACATGCGTGGTACTACTAACCCTGGTGGTGCTGGTCATGGATGGGTTAAGAAGATGTTCATTGATCCTGCTCCTGCAGGTGAGCCTTTCTGGGCTACGAACATTGAGACAGGTGATACTATTGCGTTCCCTAAAGGCCACAGCCGTGAGGGTGAACCGTTGTTCAAGCGCAGGTTTATCCCTGCTAGTCTGTTTGACAATCCCTACCTGTCTGAGAGTGGCGACTACGAGGCGATGCTTCTGTCCCTACCTGAGCATCAGCGTAAGCAACTGCTTGAAGGTAACTGGGACATTAACGAGGGGGCAGCGTTTCCTGAGTTTAACAGGAAGATACACGTAACAGAGCCATACGAGATTCCTGACTCATGGGCTAAGTTTAGAGCTTGTGACTATGGCTACGGCTCCTTTACAGGGGTACTATGGTTTGCTGTCTCACCTAG